CGGACATTTTAAAGGACATTTTCGCGGCGTTTGGCGGGAAGATATGACACAAAAACAAACACATAATTATGACAAAACATCGGACAAATAAACGGCAAGGAGGGGAAATGTTTAAGACATGGGAAGAATTAAAAAACGAAGGTAGCGAACACTACAAAACGGGAACAGTTGAACCAATAGATTTGTATAAGGCAAAGGGCATTTTTAAACCTTTTGCGCTATCCTCAATCATAAAATATGCCACCCGTAATGCGGATAAAGAGCTTAATCCTATTGATATGATTAAAATTAAGCATTACGCGGATTTGCTCATAGCCGAGAAAATGGAGAAACAATGAAAACGATAAAACGGTTACGGCTTAAGTTTTGGATTTGGCGGCAGGAAATAAAACGGATAATTTTCCGATGGCTTGCTGGTTATTGAAATTTTAAATAGCTGAGGTGAATATGAAACCAAAACTAAAAAAATATGACCTTGTAGAAATCATTTGGGAAGATACAAACATTCCCCTTCAGCCAGGCTGGATGACTGAGGCAGAGCATCAAGAGTGGGTTAAAAATGCAGGTAGCAAAGTCCGCTCAATCGGCATTTATATTTCTGAGGACGAGAGTTTTATAAATCTGGTTGGCGATATGGAAGCGGACGAGTGCGAAAGCAAGAGCTATTTGCGGCCAATTAATGTGGGTAAAGGATTTATAAAATCAATCAGGAAATTGAGGTGAGCAATGAAATTTTACTGTGATGGTAGTAGCACAATAGGGGTTAAGTCTGCCTATTGCGTAACCAGTGCGATAGGTAATATTTTAAAATCTGAGACAAGCTATGCGCCGAATGACAAAACAAACAACGAAGAAGAATATCGCGGCGTGATCGCCGCTTTAAAACTTTGCTCAGCCGGTGATGAGGTTTGCACTGACAGCCTCTTAGTGGTCAATCAGATTTCGGGCCGCTACAAGGTTAAGGAACCGCGTTTAAAGCCGCTTTGCGAACAGGCGCAGCATTTGTTGATTGAGAAAAAGGCCGCAATAACTTGGATTACGAGAGAGAAAAACTTGGCTGGGAAGGTTTTTGAATAATGCTCGACCTGTTCGCCGCTGCAATATTTTTGATGTTTATTTACTGCTTTTTCAAGGAGCGCAAAAAATGAATTGTTCAAATTGCTCAAAATACAATCGAGGACGCGGAACGCCGCAATGCCTGAACTGTAAGCAGTATCTTGAGTTTCAGCGCGATTCCGGTAAACGGCAAACCATTAAATATGAGGCTGTACCCGATATTATTCTGGAAAATTTAGCGGATTTACGGACAGAAGATATTTTTGCCATTTTAAAAACTATCCGTCTTGATTTGTCAATACCAGTCATGGCCTATTACCTGTTAGGCGCATCTCAAAATGAGATTGCGAGCTATGCCAAAACTTCGCAATCGGTAATATGCCGGAAAATCTCCGAGGGCATCGAGCAGATTAAACAGGCAATAAAAAAGTAAAGCCCGGATCGCTCCGGGCTGTGGGTTAAATGAGGTTATTTACTAAAACCGTGTTTTTATATTCTTTTTTGCGTCTTTTATCGTTATCGGTAAAAAATGCCGCATTTGTAAAATAGTCAGCAACTAATTGCCTTAATTCCCAACCATCCCAATCTTCGGGCAGTTTATCAACTTTTTTCAAAATGTCACCTTGCACGTTACGAATTAAATCCGTGATAAAAGTCACCTTTTCATATTTATTCATTTTCCTTCCCTCCCTTCCCCTTATGCTCATTTACCGCTCGTTCCATTAACTGCAAAATCAACTGCTTCATGCTCGTTCTGAGCTGCCTTGATAAAATCGCAAACTCGTAGTGCAATTCTTCCGGTATGCCCCTGAGTATCATGTTCTTATTTTTTTCCATTTTGAGCCTCCTTGATTAGATTTATTTTTCTGTTATCAAACCAATTATCCGCTACCTGTATTTCACCTGAGCTGATATTTAACAATTTATGCTCAATTATATCAATTCCAAGCAAAAGCCTTTCAAGGTAAACATAAGAATTTAAGCCTAGCTGCCTATGATATGCCGTAAACTGTGTTCCTTTTTCCATTTTCATTTTACGCCTCACTTTCCGGTTTATGTGCGCCGTCATTATCATATATCCAGCCGCACTTTTTGCAAATTATTGCCTCATATCCTAACATTCCGTCATATTCCTTAAAATCACTGACCTTATCCGCTCCGCAGTTTTCGCATGGTTTGACTGATTTAAGCATTTCCTGCCTCACTTTCTTTAGTTAAGTTAATAAGGTCAATATCTTTCCCGCTTAAGCCCTTTAATTTTAGCATGGCATCAAGATTATAATACCCGCCGTCTGTTTCCTTATCCCATGAGTAATAGGTTTTTCCGTTTTCATCCTTTTTCACATAAATTTGATATTTCATTTTGTGCCTCCTCCTGTAAAAGTTTATTGATGCGGGTAACTGACATTGACACAACATCTTGATTATAACGTATTTGCTTTTTAGCCTGTTCTATCTGTTCGGGCAGGGTATCCGGTAAGGCGATCAGATTAAACCATGCACCGTCAGCACTTGCCAACCCCCAAGAATAAAAAACGCCGTTTTGCACTTGGTCAGGGTAAAGTCTAATCATATCAGCGAAAGGCCAATCTTTTTCGTTTTTTCCTACTTCATTAGCAAAACTTCTTTGCATTTCTCCAAATTGCTCCGAGGTCGTTTCTCTGGTAGATAATTCGATTAAACGGCCAACTCCTTTATAATGTATTAAATATTTATCTGTTTTCATTTTGCCCTCCTAGTTAAAGGTTAATTGTTAATCTGCTAATAAAACCGCGTTATTATTATAAGCGTTAGTTACCGTTTCCCATGAAAACTCTATTATTTCTCCCATGATATATTTTTGTCCATCATGCCACAATGCGACCGAGCAAAATTTATTTAATCTCCCGCCTGGCCGGCCAGTATATCTCTTTCCGTTTTTCTTAACTACCAACAAAGGCAATTCTTGTTTAAATTCATTAATAGTCATTTTCTTTCCCCTTTCTTTTAGTATTTCGGACATCCCCACATTGTGAGGATGGCGGAAAGGCTAAACCACTGCCCATATTTCCTTTGGATTTTGTGTTTTTGCCTTATGATATAAGGTCATATTTCCGTGGTCATTAACAACTATAATTTCTCCGGCATAATCTTTGGGGATTTCTGATAAATCTTCCACTTTTAAACCGTCAAAATCTTCTTCCATGTTTTCAGATAACCAAAATCCATAATCAGCACCATCGCCCGGATGACTGCCAAAATAGAAATAAGGGGCGGCATATTGATCTAAGGCATTGAATAAATCTTCATTAAGATCATAAACAGCATCATCAGAATCAAAATAACCTTCTTTTTCCATTTCTTTTTCTATTCTCGCACATAAAGCTAAATGTTCTTTTTTGTATGCTTTGTTCCATTTACATGACTTAGCCAATGATTTTAATTCCCATACAAAATCAGGGATCAAATCTTCGTTTCGCATCGTTCCGCTTGATATACTGCCCATTGGATAATTAGTTTTTGTTTTCATGGTCATTTCTCCTTTTATGGGTTAGTTAGGTTCTGCGTCCTGTATTACCATCGTAAGTATTAAGATGCTCAATCGCATAATCATCTAATTTTTTGCGCTCGATCCGTGCAATCCCTTGCACATCAAGGCAATTATCCCTTACTCCGCCATACTCTATATTTTTCCCTATTTTGCCAGTGCGCGGAGCGACCAGCCCAACAACTCTATCCAGATTATCCACTAATACTTTTTTAGATGTTTTCATTGTCGTGCCTCCTTTTTTATGGTTAGTTAATCATTATATTCCTTGACGCCATTATATAAATCTTCATTTTTATCCCAACATTTTTCTGCCAACGTCATGTTTTTGTGTTTATGTCCACAATGTCTATCTACAACCTGCTCTCCATAATTCCCCCACGTTGAGCCTGTGTAATATACCGCCTCCCAGTGCTTTTCTTTTTTCATGATGTTTTCTCCTTTTGCGTATTTGCGTTAATGTTAGTTAGATTGACAAAAATGCCTATTAATTGACATAAAACCATCTGTTGTGCGGCAGCCGCTATCTTCATAAGCTGCCCAATATTCGCCATGCACACCATTTAATTTCTGAAAAATAATCTCTTTCCCACAATATTTACAAACAGAACGTTTATTTGTTATAGGGATAATCATTCCCTTTGATTCCCGATAAGCTGTCCATGCCCTTTGTTTACCTGTCATGGCCGTTTCTCCTTTTGTTTGTTTATTGTATTATAAAGCAATCACTATGCCAAAGGCAAGCAATAATAATAAATAATAGTTAAAGCATTGATATTGCAAGGTAATAAAATAATAAGGTGTAAATCAGTATAATGGCATAAATCAAAACTGTAAAGAAATCCGACACTATAACAATCTAATTAAATCAATGTGTTATAGATAGGCTAAAATAAAGATATGCAATATCAATAAGATACAAGTAAGGAAATAATAATACCAGTTAAAAAAGTGTAAGAAAACTTTACAATGAACAAGTATAACAATATTAAATAGATAGGAATACGGCAAAATAATAGTAAGTAATATCATGTAATTAGAGCAAGGGAAATAATGGAAAATACCAAGCAGGACTGTAAAGCATACCGACACTAACCGCATAAAAAAAAATAAATTAATCGTAAACATATCACCAGACTAACCCAACAAAGCAATCAAAGCACGCATAATCATTGCTATATATAATAATAGATAGTACCTGCAAGGGTAGTGCGAAGCGTACGGCGATAGCCGATAGCAATGCAAACTAACAAATCACTAAGGGCAAGGGCAAAATGGCAGCGGAAACGGTAAAAACAAAGCAGATCAGCAAGCCAACACTGGATGATACCGCAATACTTGCGCTCCACGATGCGGGGAAAGGGGTTAAAGCGATCAGCAAAATAGCAGGCCTCAACCATAAAACGATTGCCCGGCGCTTAAAATCACTAACACCTCGTAAAACCACGGAAATTTACAGAGAGTTAAAAACAGAAATTTTAGAAGAAAAATGCAGAAAGTTATTGATGCAAGGGGAGGGATTGGCACCAAAAGAACAACGTGATCTAGCTGTAGCATACGGCGTATATGCGGATAAGATCGAGCGTGCTGGCGGCAATCGAGAGCAAGCGCCGATGGTAATAATCAACAAAATAAATATTTCCGGGCAATCCGGCAGCGTAGAAACGAGGCTGGAAACACTACCAGAAGGGCAGCTAATAGATGTGTAACACACAAGATATAGTGGTTAGGTTACATAATAATGTTAGTGATAATGTAAGTTGTTGAAATGATTAGGTGTGCATGTTTACGTAATTGATTATTATAAGACGCTGGATGCACCAAGCAACTATCATGCCATATAATAAGAGTGATGCTTGAGAGTAGCAGCAGCAAAAAATTAAAGCAAGCAAATAAAATGTGGGCAGCCAGAATGAAAAGGAAAATAAATGGGTAATAGGCGCGAAGGGTAGGGTAGCCCCCCCACCCCCCCCCTATCGAGGCACAGGCCATACCCCATATCAGACTTAGTAAAACAAAGGGCGACTATGAACAAGGCAGACATATTGAGAGAAGAAGCGGGTATGTTGCTAAAGCAGTTGATTCCGGGTGGTGGGGTTAAGATAGACCGGATAGTTACCTGTATCATGTTGGCTGCCGAGATGGAGATTATTGAGAAGTTCAAGTCTAAGATGATGAAGCGGGGTTCGGATGAAAGCGAATGAGGACATAAACGCTACCTACTGGTTCATTATTGGTGTGGCAATCGCGTTGGTGGTGATGACATGGACGATGTAAGGGTTATTCCTATTACTGGTTCGTATCGTGATAATTGGGAGCGGATATTCGGGAAGAAGGTTATGCCGCAGTTTGAGGATGCCACCACGATTGAGCGGCCTTGTGCGGGTGCTAATTACGTCGAGAGAATAAATATCGTTATTTCAGGTGGAAGTCATGGAGTTGTTGCAGGAAGAACAATTACTGACCAAGCGTGAGGTTAAGAAGATATTAAAACGGTTGGGTGATGCTGATTCTATAGAGTTACTTGATTATTTGGTTCGGAATATGTGGGAACTGCATGAGTTTGACCTTACCTACAGGAAGGATTTAACGACTTAATGTCGAAGCTAAGCGACCAAAGACTTGCTAACGACCTTGCCAAACAGCCGAAGCAACTGGACTTTGACAAGGATATTGCGAAGTTCACAGAGAGACAGTTAGAGGTCTGCGCTGTTGTTGATTCGGGGTTGGCTAAATACATCCTGTATGGCGGGTGTTTGGGTGGTGGAAAATCGTATTTATTGCGCTGGATATTAGTCCGGCTGTTGATGACATGGTTCTTTGAAAAAGGTTTGCGATACGTTCAGGTTATGCTGGCTTGTGAGGATTATCCTTCACTGAAAGACCGGCAACTAACGAAGATAGCGCGGGAGTTCCCGTCATGGTTGGGAAAGTCTTATTCCGACCATAAGGACTACGGAAGGTGCTTTATTTTGGCCGATGCTTACGGGAACGGGGTTATCTGTTTTAGGAATCTGGACGATGCCAGCAAGTATCAATCTGCTGAGTTTGCGGCTATTGCCGTGGATGAACTGACCAAGAACCCCTACGATACGTTTAATGATTTGCGTATGCGTTTGCGGTGGTCTGGTTTGAACGACAATGAGACCTTGTTCTTTGGGGGAACTAACCCCGGCGGCATCGGCCATGCGTATTGCAAGGCGTTTTGGATTGATAAGATATTCCCTCCTGAGTTCAAGGAACCCACTGACTATACCCAAAAATTCAAGTTTATTCAGTCTAAGGCAGAGGATAACCCTTATCTGGATTCAACCTACTGGAATATGCTCAATACCCTGCCTATCCATTTAAGAGCTGCCTTTAGAGACGGTTCTTGGGACACATTCATTGGACAGGCGTTTCAGGAATGGAACAGAAACCATCATGTTATCAAGCCGGTTAAAGTCCCTGCTAACGCTCCTTTGTTTATGACCTTCGATTGGGGTTTTGGAGCGCCGTTTAGCGTTGGGTGGTGGTGGCTGGATTCTGATGGACGGTTTTATCGGTTCTCTGAATGGTACGGATGGAACGGCACACCTAATCAGGGTTTGCGGTTATCCGATTCTGAGATTGCCGAAGGGATTAGAGTCCGTGAAGAAGCAATGGGGTTCTCGTTAAAGACCAAAACAGAGAACGGATTTGTCTTAAATCCTCAAATTACCCGCTTTTGCGACCCCACCTGTTTTAATAAGAAACCGGATTACAGGGGAGGCGGTCAGGGCGCTTCCACGGCAGACGAGTTCAGGGCGAAGGGAATTGTTTTAAGACCGGGCGACCCGTCAAGAATATTGAAATGGCGGCAAGTTCATCAAAGACTTCATGTCCCTGTTGAGGATGGTAAGGTCAGCGGAGTGCCGATGGTGCAGATTTATGAGAACTGCGTCCATTTTATTCGCACTTTATCCACTTTAGTAGTCAATCCTAACAACCCCGAAGATATTGACACTTCAGGAGAAGATCATTGCGCTGATGAATTTGCGCTTTTGTGCATGGCAAGACCGTTACAGATAGCCAACTGGCAGAAATCAATGAACGAAAAAGACCCGATAAGCAAGAAACCTGCCAATATTTCAGAAATAGCACACATGGAACTGGAAGAATTTTATAAAAATCAGGAAAGCGAGAATATTTCTTATGGGTGGTAGTGAATTAATTATAATTTTGGTAGTTTTTTCCTATATTTGTCTTGGTTTTGTCGTTTTTAACTTCTGGAAGGAAAACAAAACGCTTCGCGTGGAGATTAAAGACCTTTTAAACCGTTTAATGGCAAGGACTTACCCCGAATATGCACGTTTTGAATTGGAAAAAGAGATAATTGCCGCGCCAGAAGAAAAAAAGAAATCACTTTTGGAACAACAGGACGTTTTTCCGGTAAACTAAGGATTTTAAATGAAACTAGCGGAAATATATCAGAAAATAAAGGGCAAAGTTGACGATAAAGAGCTTCTTGCTGCCACCAATACGTTATTTGACACCTCTCAACGCGATTATACTCGCATGATGATGGAGCGTATTTGGTTCAGAAATGTTCTTTACTATCTCGGTGAGCAGTATTTAGAGTATGTTAAGTCAAGTCAATCATTTAGGCGGCGTATCCTGCCCGATTTCATTCCCACGCCGGTTTCCAACGAAATAAGAGAATACTGCCGGTCAGTCAAGGCCATGCTTCTTAATCAGAAAATGGTTGTGAAGGTTGCACCGAACAGCATGGACAAGGACGATATTAAGGCGGCAGAACTAGGAGAAACCCTTTTGCAGTATTTGGATTTATGCAATGAGGGAGAATTTCACGATGAAAAAGAGAAAACAGCGCTTTCTTTACCATTGTTCGGGATTGGTTTCTTGCGAACATTTCCGTTTATGGACAATGACCAGTGGGTATTTGACAAAGACGGAAATCCGATAACCACAGGGGAAGTGGGAACGGAAAGCGTTGTGCCGTTTCAGGTGTTTGTTGATTTCTTAGGAGACAGAATTTCCAAGAAACGATGGATAGGTATACAGACCCTAAAATCAAAAGAATGGGTTGAGGACATATTTAAACAGAAAATAGCCGGTGGCGAGAACGTATCAGCAACCGACTACACTAAGCGTTTAATGAAGATGGTCGGTCAGGTTTCACCGTGGAAAGGTGTTGGCATTGATACATCGTCCAACAACATGGATGACGAGGATTTGGTTCTTTTCCGTGAAATAGAAATGAAACCGACCAAAGCATATCCGCAAGGCAGATATATTATTGCTTGTGGTGACAGGATTTTAAAACGGTATGACCGATTGCCGATACTCACAGAGGAAGGAAAATGGTTTTATTCATTAACTGATTTTCATTTTGATTTTTTGCCCGGTTGTTTCTGGTCGGATGCCGGAGTTAATAACCTTATCAGTCCACAGAACACCATCAACGAAATAGACCAAGCACTGTCAATCAACCGCAAGGGATTGGCAAGACCAAGACTGTTCAGCCCCGGAGAGACAGGATTAAAGCGTGTTGATGAAGTCGGCGGTTTGGGTATCGGGATGCTGATGATTAAATATGACCCGTTGCTTACCGGAAACCAGAAACCGACCATTGAAGATGGAACGCCGTTGCCGCAACAGGTGTTGGAAGAAAGGAGTATTCAAAGGACAGTCATTCAAGACGTTTCCGGCGACCCGAAGAACATTCTCAGAGGTCAATCTCCCGGCTCTAAGGCTTCTGGTATCATGGTTGATATACTGCGGGAAACCGCCGAAAAGGGGCATTATCCAGACGTTGACCGGTATGTTAGGGCAATGACAAGGGTTAACAAGAAAAGATTGCTTATAGCCAAAGAAATAATGACCGAAGAAAGGATTTTAAAGGTCGCTGGCAGAGGCAACAAATGGAAGATAACCAAGTTTAAGGCGGCTGATTTACGGAACAATACAGATATTCGCATGGAACTTGATTCCGGCCTAGCTTCTACCAATGCCGGTAAGATGGACATTCTGCTTGATTTCGCTCAAAGAGGCATTTTGGGTAATGTCGCAGAAGATAAAGAACTGAAACAGGAATTGTTAAGACGCGCAGGTTTGTCTGGATTTACCGAACAGGAAGACCCTGATGTTAAACGTGCCGAATACGAGAACTCATTAATTGAGTCCGGCGAAGTTCAAAGCATCATGGTTGTTGAACCGGATGAAACAGGTGCAATTTCTGCCAAGAGTCAAGTCCTTAACCACGACCCATTCTTTAAATACGACAACCACGTTATCCATTATGAGCAGCATCGACGTTGCATTATGTCTGAAGCGTTCAGCGAGTGGGACGAGCGGTCAAAGAAGATAATGATTTCCCACGCCGACACACACCACATGCAGGTTGTGGAAGCGGAAAAGAACAGACCGGCAGAACCGCATGACCCGCGTGAGTTTGTGCAGATGGATAAACTCTACCCATTGCTGTCACGCAAAGAGCAGATGCAGATATTAAAAGAACTTAACATCATTCCTGATGCCGAAGCAACCGTTGTTGGTATGCCTACCGTTCAGGACAAATTAAAACAAGAGGAAGATGCCAATGACAGAAAAGACGAAAAGTCTAAGCGATCTGATGAAGCTGGTGCAAAAAAAAGTAAAGCTTCCTAATCCGAAAGGATTGAAGATAGCCAAGAAGGTAATGTCAAAAAGCGGAAAGATATTTAAGGACGCTGATAAATAAACACCAAACAACTTTTATTTGCCATTTTGGAATCACCCAAACTGACAAAATAAACCAAAGGAGAACACAATGGAAGAAAAGAATACCGATAAGACAGGGGCGGAACCTGACAAAAAGGAAGAAATCAAAAAGGATGCAACGGCTGATTCATCCACAGCCAATAAGGACGATAAAGATAAGAAGGTTGACTCGTCCGAAGCCGATATGCCGTGGCACAAAGACCCAAGATTCAAAAGTGAGTTAGCTCTTTTAAAAACAGCAAAGTCTTTAATGGAAGCTAACGGTCTGGAAGATGTTGACGAACTGAAAGACCTGATTGAATCCGGTAAGAAAGTTTACGGCAAAAAAGTTGACCTAGATAAACTCGATGAAATTGTCGGCAAAGCTGAAAAGTTAGACTCATACGAGCTTTATTGGGCGCAACAAAACGAATTAAAGCGGAGAAACGAGGAAACACCGGAACAAACGATTGCCCGGTTGGAAAAGCAAAATCAGGAAATTTCGCATAGGGTAACGGCAAAGGAGCAAGCAGAGAAGGACGCACAGGCAGCTAAACAGTCCGTTGAGTTTTATGAGGGCGAAGTTAAGACAGCCCTAGACCTCATGGACGATTTAAAACCCAATGAAAGAGAATTTATTTCATGGACGCTTGGCGTACAAAATGACTGCAACGAAATTACCCTGACCGATAAAAAGGCAGTTAAAAAGGTAATTACCTCCGGTGTTAAAAAATATCAAAAGATGGTTGAGGCGATAAAGGAAGAAGCGATTAAGGCATATCTTGCCGGGAAGGAAAGCATCCCCAAGGTTCCTTCTACCGATGGAGCGTCAACCGCTACCAAACCCGAACCTCCGAAGGGATTAAAAGGACTTCGGTCAGCCTTCATGGAGGCGGTTAGTCGTAAAGGAGATTAACAATGTCCAGTTATGCAGATTTGACAAATTTAACCAATGCGTTGAAAACCGTATATGGTGACGGACTGAAAAATCAGTTCAACGATGAAAAAACTACTTATAACCTGTTCCCGAAATCGGATAAATCCCCGAAGGGCAAGGGTTATACTTTTGGGCTTAGAATAGCCCGTAATCAGTCAACAGGTGGTCGCGCAGAATCAGGGAAACTTCCTGACCCGATGACCGGCGTTAAAATCAATGGAACAATCACCCCTGCCTATCTGTATGGTTCGCTGAGAATCACCGGCCCCGCTATCGAAGCGGCAAAGGGTAATGAAGCGGCTTTTGTTGATGGACTCGCGGATGAAATCGAGGACATCTATCAGAGCATTATTGTTGACATGAACCGCCAGATGCATTGGGACGGTTTTGGAATGATTGGTCGCGCTTCTGCGGCTTCGAGCGCTGCTTCCAACGCCACTTATGCAGTAACCTTTGATAACGATTTAGGCATTAAATACTTTATTGAAGGCCAGTTGGTTGACTTCTACGCTTCTGCCGGTGGTACCGTTCTTGGTTCGTCTGATTCCGCCGCTTATGCACAGAGAGTAAAGAGCGTTGCGCCTTCTACTAAGGTTGTAACCTTTGAAACCAATGCCACTACGTTTGCGGCAAATCACCCCACTCTTTCCACTTTGACCAATGGCGTTACCTGTACCACGACAGAAGGAATGGTCGTTGTAAAGATGGGTGCGCGTGATCTTTCTCATGCCTCCACCGACACTCCTGCCGAAATGACTGGCCTTTACGGTATGTTTGACAATGGTACGCTGCTTTCCGTTTATGAAGGCATTACCGTTGCTTCTCAGCCGAAATGGGCGGCAAATATTCTCAGCAATTCCAGTGTCAACCGTGAGCTTTCCGTTGACCTTATGCTTCAGGCTGTTGATGTAGTTCGTACAGCTTCCGGCGCCAGCATCAAGAAAATGCTCATGGGATTGGGTCAGAAACGTAAATACGCAAACCTGTTAATGCCGGATGTTCGTTTTGCTCCGGGCAAACTGGTTGGCGGTTACGAAGTGTTGACCTTCTCCGGTGGTGATGGTTCTGTGGAAATCATCGTTGACCCGCTGTGCCAGCCGAATCTTATTTACTGCTACCCTGATGATGTAATCCAGAAGTACGAAATGAGTCCTCTTGGTTGGGGCAATCTGGATAATTCTCAGTTGCACCAGAGAGCAGGGTACGATGAATGGGATGCATATCTCAGAATTTATACCCAGTTAGGGTGCGAGCAGAGAAATTGTCTCGCGCTCGTAAAAGATTTGGTTGAACCGAGCCTATATTCATAACAATTTAACAAGTATCTAGAGGGCGATTACTCGCCCTCTAGGGACAACTATTAAGGAGAATTAAAATGATTAAGAAATACAATTTAGATTCAAGTTTAGTCAACTATATCGACAATCTTGGAATGGGCGTAGAAGCTCGTGGAGCATTGGGCGGTACGGTGTATTATGTTGAGAACAACTCCGGTAATGATGCTTGGGATGGTCTGTCGATTGATAGGGCTTTTAAGACTCTTGCCAAAGCTATTTCTGTAAGCAATCTTGATATGGCTCGCAGAGCAAGATGGGCAAGACGTAATACAATCTATCTGTGGTCAGATTATACCACGGAGTCGTTGGTTGCGTTCCCGAATAAGTGCGATGTTGTTGGTTGCGGTTCTTATGATGGTAATACTCAGCCTGGAATTTTGGGTCACCATGTTCCCGTTAATGATGACAATTATGGAACTCGTTTTCTTAATCTCTGGTTGAAATCTACTGGTGCTGCTGCCCCTATTATCACATTGGCTTCAAGTTCAAGCGGTTTCCAGATTGGTAGAAGTACATTGACCACAAACGGAACTACGACTATTGGGATTCAGGCTACCGCTTCTCCATTTTTGAAGGTGTTTAGCAATAGATTTGAGGGTGCGTTTGCAACTTCTTATATGACCTTCGGTACTGGCGAAGCTGGTGGGACGGAAATAGTTGGCAATACGATGGTTGACGCAGCCGCCAGCGGAATCGTTGCTGGTTCGGGCATGACCTCATCTTGGGGTTCGGTTATCAAGGATAACTTAATTTCCGCAGCAGGGATAACCATCAATGATGCAGCAAGTTTGTTCTATACGTCCGGCAACAAATTGATGAGTGCCGCAACGGTAACGGGTATTGCTACTCCGCTTGAGGCATTGGTTGTTAATGAAGCAAGGGCAGCCGATAACTGGCTGACTGCCGCTAATGTGGCGGGGCCGCATCCGTTGGTTGATACCACAACCTAACGTGAAAGTTAATATCATCGGCAGAGGTAAGGGATGGGAAAATGCTCCGTGCGATGAACTCGCATGGGGCATTACCCTCATTAACCTGAAAAGAAAAGTTGACCTAGTAATAGACATGAACGTCTATGAAGATGGTCGGTGGGGAGAGTTAGAAAAGCAGGGCGCGATTAAGTCAAGGCAATTAGCGATTGAGAATAACGTGCCTTACATCAACTTGGGGTCATATCCAATAAATGAAATCATTGAATACTTCGAGACTGACTATTTCTCGAATACAATTGATTACGCTATTGCACTGGCAATCTATAAGGGATTCACGGAGATTAACCTTTACGGAGTCAATATGACCGCACGTTCAGAATACTTATGGCAGAAACCATCTTTAGAATTTTGGATAGGTCAGGCTCTTGGCAGAGGGATTAAAGTAAAAGTTCATGGAAGCGGCAGTTTGATTTTAAGAACTAACGGCGGGGTAATGTATGGGTACGGAACTCCGCAGAAGGGATTGTTATGATTACACCGGAAAGAGGATTTATGCGCTTACTCAAGAATCTTGATAAACGCTTAGATTGTGTGTTTCGGAAAGAACATGAGCATTTTGTTATTGTGTATGACCGAGGTTATGGTCAACCAGTTAATCTCCTCCTTGTAAAGAGAGATGACGGTGGTTTCCGACAACCGGATATGCGCGAGATTGCCGTCCTCTCTGAAGGGGATATGGAGAAACAGCGGGTTAAAGACCGATTAGAAAAGACCGCAAAGTATATGCACGATGTAAGAAGCGCAGATGATACTAAGCGGAAAGACATGATTCGTAACATGACTAAAGACGACAAGATTCAATTACGAAACGCTTTTAACAAAATGACCGGCGCGGGTAAGAAAATCCCGGCATATAGACCGATATGAGAAATGCCATATTGACAATCGTTGTTGGCGATAAATACGAAGCGATCTGGAAAAAGACCGAGCCTTATTTTCTCGCCTATGCCGATAAGTGCGATGCTGATTTAATAATCCTGAATGATGTAAGCCAAGTTCCTACGGCGCATTGGCTGAAATTCTGCTGTTATGACCTGTTAAAAAAGGAATATGACCGGATTGCTTATATAGACGCTGATATTATCATCCGTGACGATGCACCTTCGCTGTTCGACATAGTGCCGGAAAACGAATTCGGGATATTCAACGAGGGCGAGTTTACCCCGCGCAACATCTGCATCCACGAAGTGATGAAGGTCTATCAAATTGAGGGATTCAGGTACGATGGAACAACTTACTATAACACTGGTGTGTTTGTATGTTCTCGCCGCCATAGACATATTTTCAAGATAGTTGAGGAAGTAAAACAGTTAAGAAACTCTTTTGGAGAACAGACCTTCCTTAACATGAAAATTATGCTATCCGGCGAAAAGATTTTTAAACTGCATTACAAGTTCAACCGCATGTCCATCATGGACAGGGCAACCGGAGTTTCAAGACTTGATTCCTACCTTATCCACTATGCCGGTGACGGTGATAATATGATGAAGAAAATGGATAGGGATATTATCAAGTGGAAAGAAGCAAATGGGAAATACGAATACAAAAAGAAAATATTTATCTGGTCGCTAGGCGGGATAGGTGACGTTGTATCGGCAGAACCAGTTATCAGATACATCAGGGAGAAAGCCTATAAGGATTGTGAAATCTGGCTCATGTGCAAAGATTATGAAATATACGACCATATCGAAGGCATCCATTTCAGCAAGGGTTATCCAGATGGTGACTTTGACGCTGTAATCGAAATGAACACGCACCAATTACCGTGGGAGTCTTTTGGAAAAGCTATATCGTTTCACTTTATGCACCCTGTAGATTGGGTTTCAACCTGTATGCTTGGTCGGCAGTTATCCGATGATGACAAACAGATTAAGTTGACATTCGCGCAGGAACATATGGCTGAAGTAACAAAGATTTACAACGAACCCGAAGAACTTGTTTTGGTTCATCCGGGCGTTGGGTGGGAATCAAAGACCTTTCCTGTTGAATACTGGCAGAAGATAATTGACGGTTTAATCGAGTCTGGTCAGAAGGTAGGCATTATCGGGAAGCGTTTAAATGACGCTCACAGCGTTTTGGAAGTGGATGCTACTCATTGCATAGACTTTAGGGATAAGTTGTCTCTGAGAGGGCTTGTGGCGTTAATTTCAATGGCAAAAACGCTTATTTCAAATGATTCAGCACCTATTCACATAGCCGGAGCTTTCGACAATAACATTTTACTGATTCCTACCTGCAAGCACCCCGACCATGTATTGCCTTTTAGAAATAGAAGCAAGAATTACAAGGCAAAGGCGCTTTATAAGAAATTAATGGAAGAAGAAAACTCATACTTCGGTGGCGACATTACCGATGTATGGGTGGCTAAGTATGTACCAAAGGGACACAGCATTGTGGAGTATCTTCCAGAACCGGAAGAAGTGATCGAAACAGTTTTAGAATTTGATGAATCTTGTGAGCAATCCCAATATTCATACAGACCAATGGAGGGATATTATGATTTTTTTATGGAATCCTACGAACGAGGACATGCCGTTTAGTTATGCCGGATTAAGTTACACCCTGCTTGCCGGTAAGCGAATGAAGGTTGACGAAGCAATGGGTAAGCACGTTCTGAATAACCTTACCGCAAGGGGCATGACCAAACTGATTTTTGATGATGATGGCAAGTCAATCGAGGAAGATGCAATAGCCAAAGACGCGATTGAGAGAAACAGAGAATTTAAGATTAAGCAGATTGTTACCTACAACGAAAGGAATGAAAGACGTAAGGCATCCGGTCAGCCCTACGATGTGCCAAGCAAGATAATCAAGCAATACGCAATCGAGTTAGGGATTGAGTTATTGCAACCCTATTCACTGGCAGAAGGAGAAAAGGGGCAGATTGGAAAACTTAGCAGGGAGAACGAAGAATTAAAGACGCAAATGGCGGCACTGTTAAACCAGATGCAAGAAGTCATGGCAACGGTAGCCAAAGGCGGTCAGCAAGAACCAGTTAATCAAAAAAAAAATAATAGCGCCGAAGAATTAATAGCGTGTGGAATTTGTGGAGAGATGGTTCGCGCCAATAGAATGAAAAGTCACATAAACTTTAAGCACAACCCAATCAAGGACTTTAAAGATGATACAAAGCCTGTACCAGTATAACAACTGCTATGGAATGTTGGAAGAAATCAGGACTGAATTAAATGAATATTCAACAGCACTTATGCAGGGAACCGACAAGGGGGTTTATGACAATTCTGATATTGTCCGTAAAATCAACATTTCCCAAAGATTTATATGGAATCTACTCTTTGCCCGGTTCCCTGAATTATTTTTAACCTCAACAACTGTTACCGGCTCAAGCGGTGTCTATACAATCCCTTCTGCAATTTTCCGTTTATCGCATATCATTGACGGTGACGGTAATAAAATCAGCAACATTTCAGTCAAAACAAAAACAATGACCAACACAACCGGCTCGGATTTCCTCTATTACAGGCAGGGCAATACTATTGTCAGGGATAGCGGAGCATCGGGTACGTTGACCTTTTGGTATTACTACGAACCGAAGGAACTGACTCAGGGCTGTTCGGTGGGTGGCACAGCTACAACCATCACGCTCGACACCAATGCTAAGAAGATTGCCGATTATTACAATAATATAGTCATTGAAAACATCACCGATGGTTGGTCTGATACAATCACTGATTACGCCACGACAAGGATAGCCACGATTGCTACAAGGGCAGCATTAGGCAAATATTACGGAACAGTATCAGAACTTCCCGAAGCCTTCCATCATCTCATAGTTAAAAAAGCAATCATCGCTTTAAAGAATCAGGTTGTTTCTCCGCAGAGGGCGGAAGTGCCGGAGATTGGAGATTTCCGAGAAGATTTAATCGAGACACTAAGAGCGTTCACCGGAAGTTATCATGGTGATATTCCGATGGATGAACTCTTTTATGACTTTAGGGCATACGTTTAATGGCGCAATCTAAGCAGACAACCGAAATTAAAACAGTCCCTTTCATGGGCGGTCAGAACAGTTATAACGAACCATCGTTGCTGAAGTTTGGCACATATTCCAAAGTAATGAATATGCGGCAGATGCACCCCGGCATGAAGCAAAGACTAGGGATGATTAAACAGCACTCCACAGCCGACAGCACAAACGGCGTAATGACGCTATTCCAGTTCTCAAAAGGTAAGAGAACAGAGAGGCATTTTTACGCTCAAATGACCGACAACGATGTGCTGGAAGCAACTACTGCCCCTCCGGGCGTAACTACAGGTGCTTTCGGAAGCGAAGTGTTTAGCGGTTCTGCTAGTTCAATTCCCGCTTCGTGGTCTGTTATTAACGACAAACTTTTATTTTCTAACGGCGTTGACCAGCATCAAATCTGCGCGGGAACTGATGACTACATTACCAAGTTATTAACTTATTCGTCTGCAAGTACGTTGCCGGATATGCCGACCATTGGAACGGATTACACAGATCAGGTAAACGATACAAGCACTTCCACTGTAGCTTCTATCGGAGCTTTAGGAACAAACGCCACGGACTGCATCGTAATCAATTCACAGATTCAGTCTAACAGAATAAAACTTACTTTTAATACCAATGTTAATACTAATGCCGTTGTTGCCACGGTAAAATACTGGAATGGTTCTTGGACTGCGGTTTCCGGTCAGACCGATGGCACAATATCTGTAACCGGAAAGACTTGTAGCGGAACAGGGTATATCACTTGGACACAACCGACAGATGCCTATCCGAAGTATATGTATGGCTCAAACGGTTTCTGGATTCAAATAACCTTTAGCGCGGCTTTATCCGCTACGGTTGAGGTGACTTCTTGCACTTATGGTTCGGGGTTTACATCTATCCAAGACGTTTGGGATGGTGTTTTTCAAGATGCTATCGAAGCGCAATACTATCATTCCTCTGTTTATTACAGCTACGGTGCAAGTTCAATTTCTATCGGCGGCATGACCGATGCTGATTACGTTTACTTTAATTCTATTGACCCGATTGTGGCGGCTTATATAGATGTGGGAACTGCACCGAATACCACAGCATCAACCGCCATTGATTCATTTGAATATCTAAATCCTGCCGGTTCTTGGGTAACAGTTGGGTCGTATTCTGATGGAACATCAGGGTTAAGCCAATCTGGATTTGTTAGCTTTCCGAGAACAGCGGGAATTAAGCCTACTCAATTTAATCAATTAAACTACGACTCATACTGGTATCGGTTTACGGTTGATAAAACATTATCGGCTGATGTTAATATTGGTATTCAGGTTATTCCTTATTTTGACATATCGCGGTTCGGTGTTGGCTTGTGCAATGCGGTGTGGAAGAACAGGGGAGTTTATGTGTTCGACCAAGACCCTTCTTATCTCTATCTTTCATCCACTGACAACCCTCAGATTCTTTCCGGTCAGGACAGCGCAATCTATCAAATGGGTGATGGCAGGGCGAATAAGATAATTGCTGCCAGAAAGTTTTATAATGAGTTGCTTTGCATCCAAGAGGAACGCGGAGAGGAAGGCGGGTGTATAACTCTCTTGCAAGGAAGCACCCCGGCAAACTTAGGAAAGATTACATTATCCAATTACTATGGCGGGATGAACTCGCAATCTCTGGTAGTTGTTGACGGTTTACCCTATGGGCAAAACGATGAACGGGTAACAATGGCTTTTATCCTCTCTAAGAGAGGTATTTTATACACGGATGGCAAGACAGTGCGCCACGTTCCCAATTTTAATACAATCAAGAATTACTTTGACCCTTCATCCTCTGACTGTATCAGGTCAGGATATGAAAGCAAGATGTTCATTAAGTATGATTCCTCTTATCAGGTCTTAAAAATAGGTCTGGTAACTGGTTCTTCTGCCACCGTTTGCAACACATGGCTTGTTTATGACCTGCTGGATTTGACTTTCTCTGAGGATAGTTACGGTTATCCAGTTGCTTGCATGACCGAACTGGACGCAGGTAGCGGAAGCGTCAGCACTGTTCAGTTAGGTGGTGGAACGGATGATGGATTTGTTTATATCTTGAATAGCGGAACAGATGATGTTGCCTTAGCCGTTGATGCATACGTCACTCACGAACTTAATTACTATGGTTCGGTTATTAGGAATGGTGAAATCATTTACCGTACCAAAGCACAAACCGGAAATATGACTATTACACCTTATGCTAACGGGGTGGCGCAAACCGCAAGGACGCTTTCACTTGCCGCAGAAAATACAGGCCAGCGGTCAAAACGGAATAAGTTTGCCACCAATTTTGTTAGTGACTGCCTATCACTTAAAATAGAACATAACAAAGTGGGCGAGTCTTTTTATTTGCTTGATTACGGTTATCTTACTGAGGAATACAGCCAGCAATGAGTACCTTAACGCTTAGGCCAACTGGTGATGGTGCAGTCCTCACGCTTACTTGCAGCGCAGGTTCTGACCACTATGCTCTTGTTGATGAAGCCGTAGCTGATGATGGAGATTATGTTTACACCACAGGGAATGGAAAAGATTACTATTTATTAACTAACCACACAACGGAAACGGAATCTATAAGCAAGATAACTATTTATGCCAGATTAAAAAAAGCAATGGTAAATCCCGCAAACGGCATAACTGCTGGAATTGGTGTTGTTGTCAGCGGGAGCGAGTATCTTTACAGCGTTAGCGGTGTTACGGAATCATGGGTAGAATACAGTAGGGATATTAGCCTGAATCCAACAACTAGCGCGGCGTGGACTTGGACAGACATAGACAATTTAAGCGGGATTGTGTTTCTTAGTTTGGGCGAGTTATCTGGCACTGCTTATTGCTCTCATTTTTATGTTGTTGTTACATCGTTAGCATTACCGACCATTGATACGTTTACTGCCGACCCCGAATCTTTAATAAATGGGAACGCTGTTACTTTGACATGGACAAGCACCGATGGAACAAGCGCCTCAATCAGTCCCACAGTTGGCGCAACGACAGTTGATGGAACGATAGACCTTTATCCGACAGTTACTACTACCTATACACTTACCGTCACTAATGCCTCTGGAAGCGACACATCTGATGTTACGGTAACAATACAGTTACCTTCAATCACTTCATTTACCGCCGACCCGGAGAATATGGAATTTGGAACATCGTCACAACTGGCATGGGAAACGGTAGGCGCAGACTCAGTGACATTAAGTCAGGGAATAGGAAATGTTGGTTCAAGTGGTACGAAAATAGTCAACCCGGTAGAAACAACTTCATACACATTGGCGGCAACCAATACTTCGGGAACTACCTATGATTATGCCACGGTAACGGTTATTCCAACAAACAACAGCTATCTAAAGGCAACGGCGGCGGCAAACTATTCACCGGATTACGGAAGATTGCAGCAAATGAGCAAGGCAAAAACGTATTTGGAGTTTTCCAGCGACCTTACCGAACATTATGTAAAATCCATTGGCTATAACTTTCCTGCCGGTGATTTTAAACGACCCTATCTATCAACAGACTATAACTCAATGGTTTATCTGTTTGATGATACGCCCACAGAGGTTTCGGTAAGCATCAAGGAAACGGCGTTGAGCAAGGTCTTGGGCGAGACCCCTGATAGAAACGATATGTATTTCGACTTTTCTTCACAGTTAGCAAGCAAGGATAATTTTAACGCATACGCAAGAGAAAACTACAGACTAATGGGAAAAACAGTACCCACCGCTAGTATGAGATTTGGCGGGGCTATTGAATCAATATACTCTGATGTTGGGGTGAATATTCCAAGCGGCGAAAAGGCTAATCTTTCGATTGTTTCGCCAAGATACAGCGGTGACAAGTATTTGTGGTCTGGAAGGGTAAAAGATGGAATTGGCGATTGGGGTTCATTCAGCAGATATTCAGGGTTAACGGTTATTTATTACACCCCGGAATTAACGGCTAATCAACGATATGTGATTATCTCTTTAATGTCCGGTGGCAAGACACTAACGGAAACAGAACTTATGGTCTGGTACAAAGGATAGGAGAGGAATTATGGCATCATACGCACCGGGGGAATTAGAAGCCTATAATCAAAGAGCGAGGGCGGCTGGTTATAAGGATTTAGCCAGTCAACAGGAAGCCGAGAAAGTTGCAAGGGGTGATTACGGCGTTGAAGCTCAGAGCATGGGTTATGAGGAATGGAAGAAATCAACCGACACTTTTAATAACGGTAGCCCTTATTCTAATATAACAATGCCTTCCGTTCCTACCATACCGGAATATACGCCTAGCGTGACATATACAGCGCCAACATACGTTGCCCCCGAAAAATACGTTGCTCCTACTTATAACGCACCTACTTATGATGAAGGCAAGGTGGAATCTCTTGCCCAAAAGAAGGCCGCACCCGGATTAAGGGCGGCACGAATGGCATTACAGCAGACCACAGGCGGTTATTACGAAAACCCGAATGTTAAGAGAATGACCTTGCGGGATGCCCTAGCCGGTTACGGTTTGGGTGTGGAAAATGTCATTGCCGGTGCTAGCGGGGAAGCCAGAAACCAATACAATACAGAATACGGGATTGAAGCCGATGCCTCCAAGACAACCTTTAATGCTGGTGTTGAGGGTGGCAAGCTCAATTACAATACTGAGTTAATTAAATCTCAACAGGAATATGCCGGTAAGACTTCCGAGGCGGAGAAGAATTACACCGCACAGTTGGAAGCCGACAAGACCAATTATCAAGCAAACTTGACCACAAAGATGGCTGAATACCAAGCTCAGCTTTCCGACTACATGGCTAAGATGTACGGGACAGGCGCCACTAAATACGGTGCGGTAAGTAGCTCTATTGATAATCCGGTCAGCAAATATTATTCGGGTAAACCTTATACCGGTGGATTAACTCAACTCAATACAGGTAGCGGAACAAGTTATTAAGGAGAAAGTCAATGGATGTACCTAATGCAATGTACCCAAGTTATATACCTGATGACCCCGAAGAAGAAAAGAAAAAAAGGGCATTGGCGGCAACAGCTATTGTGGATGCAGGGAAAAGAGGTCAGGAAATTTCTGATGCTGGCGGTGTTCCTTTATTTACCAATGTTCCGCAAGACAAACCTACTGCCGAAACAGTCTATGTTCCACAACAGACAATGCAGGACTATAACCCAATCCCTAAAAAGCCAACTGACCTTGAATTAAGCGTATCTGCAAAACTGGCAGAAATAAAGAAAAATGTCATTGCTGATATGTTTAAAGGAACAGACCCGAATGAAATAGACCCAACTTATGAAGGGAACAGTGCTGCAAAGGCTTTCATAGAGAAGAATAAAGGAAGGATGGGTGAGGTTACTCCCAAACTTCTTGAACAAGCGCAGAAAGTAGGAGAGCAGGAATACGTTAAAAAAGCACAAGAGAAACAGCAGATGTTAGGGCAGTTTCAAATGTTCATGGGAATGGCTGAAAAAGAGATAACGAAAAGAGAGGCGGAAATACAAGAACAGAAAAAGTATAACCGAACACAGAAAGAAAAAGAAAAAGACTCTTTTAAAAATTGGGAACCAGAAGCAAAAGAAATAGCGATTAAAACAAAAATGATTACAGGCAAAGACCCTTTAAACGTCTCAAATCGTGATTGGCAGGAACGAAGAATATTTAACGATGAATATTATAAATACATCAAAGAAAAAGGATTAACGGCAAATGATGTCGTTGTGATGCAAGCAACCTACAAGTCTGGTTCTAGTTCGCTTGGTAATATGAAAAAGCAGGAAGCACCTATGCGAGCCTTTGTTAACAACATCAACACGCAAGTTGATTACGCCAAAGAACTGTTTGACGGTTTGAAAAGAACCGACTTTAGATTGCTTAACTTGCCGTTAAGAGAATTACGAACAAGGGTTGCCGGTAGTGGCTTGGAACGCCAATATGAATTATTCCTGCAAGAAATTTCAATGGAAGCGAATAAGTTAGCACAAGGTTCTTCTGCTTCAATAGCGCAACTTCCCGAAGGTAACAGAAAAGAGTGGTTAAGAATACACGATATTAACTTGCCTCTGAAAGAAATATTGCCCGTCTTGGAAGGGACTAAGAAAATGGCAAATATGAGATTAAGCACATGGCTTGATTCCACAAACTATTTAATAAAAGAAATGGGAGCTATTGGGGAATCCCCTGTCAATACTAATCCCGGTGGAATTGATATGGACGCAATCGCGGCAGAACTGAAACGCCGCAAAGGTAAGTAATCAATGGCGATAGATTATAGCGAAATATCAACTGAAGATTTAGAGGCTTTGCAAAACAAGCAATACGATAAGGTTAGCACATCTACCTTAGAATATTTACAATCCGGCGTAAAGCCAAAGAAACCAACAGAAGAAACGACAACGGTTACTAAACCAGTTGAGGAAGGTTTTGTATCGGATTTAGTAACTGCCGGTAAAAGACGGATTGAGAACATATCCAACCCTCAACCTTCTGCCGTTAGAGAATTTAATCCCGCTCTTGGTGCCGGACTGAATGTTGCCGGTCAAGTGGGTGGTTTTGTCGGTGATGTTGTCAGCACTGGTTTAAGAAGTGCTTATAAGGCCATGCCTAAATCAGCACAAGAAAATATAAGCGGTATTGGCAAGATGATTGCTACAAACCCTGTTGTTGATGCGGCAAAGACTGCTTATGGTGAATTACCCGAAGATGTTAAAAATGATTTAGGTAATATAGCCAACGCCTCAATGATTATGCCAGCAGCCAAGACTTTATCCGCTTTTAAAAAGTTTGGTGGTAAGGCGGCAGAAGAAACAGGCGCGGTTGTTGCCGATGCAATGGAAATGGTAAACCGCAAGATTCAACCAGTAACGAAAAGCGTTGTTGATCGGGAAATAAATCAAATAGTCAAGGACAACCTTAACAAGTCAATCAAGGCTACTTCTAAGGGGAAACAAACGCTACCTTTAATAGAGAAGTATTTTACCGATGCCGGAACCGGAATAAAAGAAATAATCAACAACAAGCAGGGGTTGAATTTGACTAATGATGTTGGGGAAATAGTAAACGGAGCTTTACCCGAAACAAGATTGCAAATGTCACAGGCTATTCACTCAACCGAAAAGAAACTGTTTACAGAATACGATACAATGCAGAAAGCGGCAACAGGAAAGGGTGCAAGACTAGACCTTGAACCAATAGCAAAACAGTACGATGACGTTATTAACAACGAAACATTAAGGGCAACAAAAGAAGGCAGGGCAGTAATTAAACACGCAGAGGAAGCGCAAACCATATTAAGAGAAATCAAAACAATGTCACCGGAAGCGGCACAGGACTTTATCGCACAAGCCAATAACAAGTTGCTCAACAAAAACCTTATGCCGCTGGATGTTTCCAAAGCATCAGCCGATGCTGGTATTGCCAGCATCATGCGGAAGGAGTTGGATAAGTTAATCGAAAGCACTGAGGGCGCTGGTTATCAGGATATTAAGAGAAGATACGGCTCTGTTAAGTCTTTACGCGAAGGAACGAACAAAGCTACTTTCGCCGCTTTCGCTGAAAAGGGCACCCCTAACTTTTTTGACATTACATCAGGTACGGCATTAGTTCATGGATTGCTTACTTTGAATCCTGCTACTATCGCAGGTGGTGGCTTTATGGAAGCATTGAATATTTTAAGGCGCAACCTGAAAAACCCTGACACCTACGTTAAAAAGATGTTCTCCGATGTTGACAGCATAATGACTAAGGGAACAGAATTTCAGCCCGCAAGCAAGACAGGGCAATATATAAAGGGTAAATTCACGCAAGCGCCCCCCGAATATCCCTTCAGTGACGCTTCAGGTGCTATCCCGACTCCGCTTGGATTACCAATGCCCGAAAGAGGGTTTACGCTTAAAGGTGAACCAACGGGCGAGGTATTGAGACCACTTAGAACGAAACCGCAACCCTCAGATGTTATTGACGCGGAGTTTACTTCCATTCCCAGATTAACAGGGAATAGACCGCCAGAGCCTTCACAGATTCCGTGGCAAGATTTCTCAACACAAGAAATAATCCCTAGAGTGGGTAATGCAAAACTTGAACGACTTTACGGTGATTTGAACGAAGAACAATATTTAAAAGGTTTAAGAAACGCAAGACGAAGGAGTCAATAATGCCAGCAGGAACTTTTAATTTAACCGGAAATTACAGAATGGAACAAGGCTCTACATACACGCTGGAAGTAACGGTGACTGATGATAGCGGTGTGTATGATATGTCCACAGCAACCGCCGCTGCCAAGTTAAGGGAAACGGCGGATGCAACAACCGCTTACGAATTTGATTGCACCATAAATTCCACAACCGGAGTTATCACGGTTACTATGTCAGCTACAGATACGGCAGATATTGCCATTACAAGTGGCGTGTGGGATTTGGAGCTTACCGAAGGAACAACCGTAACAAGATTGCTTGAAGGCACTGTCACTATTAGTCCAGAGGTCACTAAGACATGAAAGATATTCAAATTACGATTGGAGATTCAGACAGCTTATATCTCAATGTAGAACTGATTACCCCTGTCATAAGCATAGGAATGATTGGGATAAAGGGAACTCCGGGCGACCCTGTTAATTTAGTCCATTCCATTGCAGACGGAGACACCACTCATGCGCCGGATGGAAACTCTGTTTATGATGCGTTGGCAACCAAGATGGACACGGTTGCCGCAACTGCTGAGTCCGATTTTATCGTAGCGGGTGCATCACCTTTTGCTTGGGCTAAGAAAACATTGGCACAAGTTAAAACGATTCTTGGTCTTTTATTGACTCAAACATCAGAAACTGTTGGATTCACAATAGCCGGTGGTTCTACCAGTAAGACATTGACAGTTGATGAAGATGTTACCTCTAGCAATAAAATGAACAAGACGGGTAACAACCTTGCCATTGGGTCTGACGCTGATGGAGATACTTGGTATAGGGCTTCCGGTGTTATGACAAGGCTAGCCAAAGGGACTGCCTATCAATATAAAAGAATGAACTCCGGGGCTACCGCTCCCGAATGGGCAGACGGTGAAACCGTTTGGACTGATTACTCTGCAACATCAACAGTAACGGGATGGGCAAGTTTCACCACGAAAAGCATATACTATAAAAAAATAGGGAAAACAGTTTTTGTATCATTTCATCTTGTGGGAACAAGCAATGCAACCAATTCCACTTTTACGCTTCCCTATACTTCGTCTAACACACTAGAGACAATGGCAGTTGGTAGAGCTAGTGATAACGGCGGGACATACGCTCACTGCGCTGTTTTTCTAGCGGCTAATTCTAATACAGTTGCCGCTTCCAAAGATATGACTGGTTCATCTGGAACGTGGACTGATTCTGGAACCAAAGCAATAGGAGCACATTTATTTTTTGATGTAGCGTAACCAATTTAATTAGGAGGAAAGAAAAATGCCAAAAGGAATGAGACCAATTACAACTTACAATGTTTTCGGTGGAGCGCAAACAGTTACCAAAAACACCACTTCAACATCGGTGGCTTTTGATTTAAGGGAGATTGCACAGAACGGATATTTTTCCATTGAATATCTAATTACCGGAGATGGCACTTTAACCATTGCTTACACGGTATGTTCAACAAAAGCAGGAACGTATTTCACGCCAACTGGTGCAAGTTCGATAGCAACAGGGCTAACCAAAACTTCTGGTTCTTCCGGTTTAGGTGGGTTATCGTTCACGCCATCACCATATCCGTTTATGAAAATCACGGCAACGGAAACGGGAACATCGTACGATGCTGTCATTAACCTTAAATTGAATGTTCAATAATGGAGATAAATATGAAAAAGACATGGTTAATAATTTTAGTTATTCTGTTTTGTGCGACTACGGCATATAGCGCGGGGTGGGATAGCGGCAGTAGTGGTGTTTCCGTTTCTACCGAATGTAACGCAGACGCTTATTACGCTATTGGAAAACTTTGCCAAGATTCCGATGATGGCAAGCTCTATAAGGGGACTGGGGCGGCTGTAAGCGAAATTACTTCTACCGATTTGACCGCACCCGGCACAATCGGTGGCACTACACCATCTGACTTCTACTTCACAAATGGCTATTTCTTCCAGTCAGGTGTTGAGCATGGCATAACCTCCATTGCACCCACTAATGACTATGGCGCAGTTATGGCTATATCCTCAACTATCGGCGGCCTTGACCTTTACGGCATAACCGATGCTGACCAAGCAGGAGCTTTGAGGCTGACAGGTATTCTTGGCGCGGCTGATCCTACAGACATTTATCCGGCTGTTGTAATTAGAGGTGGCAAGAAAAACGGTACGGGCTGGCAAGCTCTTGCTGATGCTGAGACAGTCCTGATGTTTTATAACTATACCTCTCCTATTGGAACCGTCTACGGAAACGGTCAGTGGATTCTGCCTTCTATTCAAGGTACTCCGATTGGTGATGTTATAGCTGATATTGGTAAATTTACTGTTCTTCAGGCGACAACTGGCATAGGCGGGCCGGGTTCTGTTCCCATCACTATTGCCACAGGTACAGCGGACGCTATTGTGGCGGACTACAATCCTGATGTAACCTTAGTTGATAAAGCACTGGTTGCTTTAGAAGCTGCGGCGGCTAATGCCACGACCACTCCGACCTTTGCGCCTGATGGTGTAACCGCTCATACGATAGTGAAACAGGGTGGTGTTGCTCTTGCTGCCGGAGATATACCAGGTGCTGGCGCGGTTATGCTACTTGAGTATAATCTAGCTAATACAAGATGGGAGCTGCTTAATCCAGCAAAAGTGGCTTTAACCGCCCTTGCCCCTCAAGCAGCTTACACAATCCTTGCCAATGGTACTGCTGGTGCTGCAAGTCCGACTGCGATTGCTCCTGTTGCCAACGGTATATGGGGTTGCAATGGTTCAAGCGTCTGTGCGTACTATACCAATTTCCGATCAGACAATACCGCAGCACAATTTAATGATTCAGTCGCGCCAACTAAACTTGCTGGTGTTGACCCTGTAAACGTAACCGCAGGAGTAACGGTTTGGTATCAACCAGTGGCAACAACGGGGCCGGTTTATATCTCAACACCATCTTTGACAGCAGGGACATATCCGCAACTTTTGGAGGGTGTGGCAACCGGTGGTTTAATCTTCGGCGATGCTTCTCCTGATGCTGCTGGTGAAGTAGGATATGACGGAGCTTTGAAGTATTATGATGCGGTCGGCCTAAAGTCAGTGACCACAGGATATATAGACATTTCTACTGGAGGAACTACACGCAGAATAATTACCGTTGATGATGCGGCTCAAACAATGGCTCGCAGAGATGCAGGGCAGACCTTTACAGGGGTGAATGTATTTACTGCCCCGACCTTCACGACTTCAATTACGCCAACGGCACATGATGGCACTACCATAGGAACAAGCTCTTTGGGCTTTAGTGACATATATCTAGCGGCAGGGGCGGTTATCTATGCTCAGGATGACGAATCGAACACGATGACTTCTGCGGCGACTGGTTGGACGTTTGCCAAGCCGATTACCGTGGCAGACGTTACGAATGACAATTATATCAAGATAACAAATAACTCAGGTGGTCGTGCGCCTACGGCTTCGGTTTATGAATTATATCCTGATGCCGGAGCATGGAAAGCCAACGCAAACGGCGTGGAATACAATATCCCAATGGCAGGAGCTTGTACTGCTCTGGCAAGTGATGGCGTGAATACTGCCTTAACGGTAGCAACGACCAACTGTTTTACACTGACCGTTGACGACAACGAAGACCAGACGATTACTTTTTCCGGCGCCGGTTATGCAGGACAGGAGATTACTATAATTTTCACAACGGCAGGCACGGCAGACGAAGTAATCACTTTCCATGCCACTTTAGTTTCTTCAACCGGAACGCTTACATTAGGGACTGACGCGGGTAAATTCTACGTTGTTCGGTTTATAAGCAATGGAACGCATTGGTATGAGGTTTCCAGAACAGCAGTCCAGACATAGGAGCTTCTATGAAAAAATATTTGATTATCTTCTTGCTTCTGCTGGCATCTAACGGATGGTGTCAGCAAGGGGCGGTAATGAGTGGATGCGTTGCAAGTGGCGTGAGCGGGGTGAGTGCGGCGGCTGTTTCATGTACTTCTTCAAATGATACTGAATTAGTTGCCACTCCAAATAGTCCATCAACTACCGCCTCAGTACAAGATAATTGGTATGCTTATCCAGTTGGTTCACTATCGGCAGGAACGCAGATTACCGGAGTAACAGCAGCAATAAGCGATTCTGGAGGGTCTTTTGGTGGTATCTGCGAACTTTGGACTGATAATGCTGGTTCTCCAAATGCAATAGTTGGAGCTGGTTATACGTGTACGAAAAGTAATTTACAGGACACATATCCACCCGCTACAGAGGATTTTCTTTTTGCGTCAACCCAAACCATCCCGACCACAGCATCATATTGGGTTGTATGCAAAAAAGCTGATGCATCTGCCCTTAATTGGGGGAGAACAACGAGTGGAACAAGCGGTTTCAAATATTCGTCCGATGGGGGAAGCACCTGGTCGACATCCGGCGCATTTACAACAATCGGAGGGGTGATAGGATGCGCACCATAAAAAAACTATACCTGATAATTTTATTATTGCTACTGCCCTTAACGGCGTTGGCAGACACCCATACTGCGGCAACTGCTAATCGGGACGATGTGGAAACGGCGATTAACGCCGCCACCTATGGGGACACAGTTGCTATCCCTGCCGGAACGGGAACTGGTTATACAAGTCCAATAAATGTGACAAAGGATATAAAAATACAGGGTGCTGGATATTCGTCAACATTTATAGATTCAGAGATTACTACACAGTCAGTTGGAATATTCAACGTCGTTTTTGATTCAACGGCAGAAGATAATATTGAATACTTTAATACTCCCGGTCATGCGGATAGTCCGGGTATTTTTGAAGTTAGTGGAATCACCTTCGCGGGGACAAAAGTTTATGGTGTGGTTCCTGTTATGATAGAACCTCCGTCAAAAGTTATTAGAAAGATTAGAATACATCATAATCGCGTAGTTAATATGGCGCGTATTGTTGGCGGTAATGGCACAGGGAAAGAAATTGGTATGGCAACGGGCGTGGTTGATAATAACTTTTTACATAACACGATAGCGTATGTTTTTGGCGCTTCCATTTTTAATTTATCTAACCGTAGTTATCCGGGAGATGGAACGGGCTGGTATATTGAAGATAATATATTTAGATGGTCTGGGCCGACTCTATCTAGGTCGACTGATCTTAAAAAAGTAAAAAATGTTTCTTCTACATACTGGCTACCAGACCATACTTTTGTTGACGTTGCAGAAACGGAAACAGCGTTACCAGCAGGAACAATACCCCAAAACACATGGGGAATATATAGGGTTTCGACAGATGCTTTGGGTGCGGTGACTTTAACCGCCGGGACGGATAACTACACAACTGGTTACGGCTCAAGCGCACTTGCTATTGCCGCTGTTCCCGCTGTCCCCGAAAATCAAGCCAATATGGGGTATATCACGATTGTAAATACTGCCGGAGATTTTGTCTGCGGGACAACACTGCTTAATGCCGCAGGAGTTACATATTCACGATACGGTTATCCACAAGGATCATTTTTAGTATCGGCAGACAACAACGATGGTTTGGCGGCTACCATCAGATATAATATAGTCACTGGATTGGTAGATTATTCATATAACTCAACACAGCAAATATATTTCGATGAGCATTCTAACCAGTCAAGCATCACAGGCGGACAGCATTTAGAATTATATGGAAACAATATGACAGCAACACGAGGAGATTTAATTCTTAGTTATTTTAGTGACATTAGAGGGCAAAAAAACTTATATTTTTACAATAGGATGCCAGATACTAGCACCGCTGTAATATCTCTGCGGGAGGAGTGGAATGATCATGGTTCGGCTAGCCAAGAAACGCTAGATGCCCTTAATATGTGTTCCTCGCGTGCTACAAAGGAAACTGAGGGTGATAGACAAACTTGTCCGGGTTATTTGATAGGGACACCTGATAGTTGTAATTGCTGGAAAGTTCATGATAGTTATTTTTTAAACAATAGACGCGCAACAGACGAAACTATCCATAATGCTATTATAGCAAAACGCGGAACGCCTCTTGAAAATTTCGATTATTTTGATAACGATACAACTTACACGCTTAACGATCCGCCTGAATTAGTAGAAAATATAGAATTTTTCAATTATGTTGCTCTTGGTTCCTTTGATGGTACAGTAGGCGTATCTTGCGGAACTGCCGCAGAAATGAACGCTATCACTCCGACAACGGTTGGTGTTGGCTTTTGGGTTCCTACAAATATCACAACCATGCCGTGCACTTCCGTATCAGCGGACAACATTAAACAGACTGAGGGCGTGAATCCAGTCACACCAATCACAGGCACTCTCTATAAATGGACAGGCTCAGCATGGGCAGCGTACTGGCAACCCTACACCTACCCTCACCCATTAAGGGGCAAATCAAGGGCAGCGGTAACTTTTGGTTCTACAAGTGCATCAGGCGCCGGACGAACAATGGGAAGTACGACAGGAAGTGGAAGCGGTTTTACTTTGGAGTGATACAATACAATAGGAGGTCTTATGTGATGGCAGATTCTAACGGCGGAAACGGAAATCGGTTTATTACTTGGAGAGCTATTGTTTACGGATTGGCGACTATTCTTTTTATCTGTTTGACCGGCATTATTACCGATACCCGATTAACCGTATCACAGGCGCAGGACAAAATTGAGAAGCTGCAAACGCACAAAGTTGATATGGAGCAATACAGGTGCGACATTCAGCGTATTGAGGGGAAGCTTGATAAGCTAATTGACTTTCAGCTTAACGGAAAACAAAAATGAAACTCTTGCTCTTAATTTTTATTGCCGCGTTAGCTTTGCCGATAGGTTTATTGATTGGCCTGATATTCGGCGCAGTCCTGTTTTTCGCAATCTGGATTGACGGAGTTTTTAGGTATGTCATTAACGCGGATTGATAATTGGGTAAACCTATTAGCCGAATTGTGCGAAATTTGGGAAGATTGGTTTAGGGGATTATGGAAATAGATACCGGGAAAATATCTGATGGCTACCACACGTTTGACGAATTATACGATCACCGTTGCCATTTAATGATTGCACTGATGATATGCAACCATAAAATATCTTGGAGGGCAGATAAAAACGATAATGGCGAAAAGTGGCCTTCATGGTTTTTGGCGGGGATTGATTTACCAACAGGAACGATCACATATCATTTACCCCAATGGATGTGGTCTATGTTAGACAATAAAGACATTAAAACATTTGATGTTGCTCCGAAGTGGGATGGTCATACAGCCGCCGATGTTATTAACAGATTAGCTAAGTGGATAGAGATTATATGAGCGAACTTGGAGATAAGCGAAAGAAGTTTACCATCTATGTTGCCGACCTGATTAATTTCATGCTGAGCAAGGGTTATCAGCCTATGCTTGGCAAGGACGGTCTAAAACACATGAAGGGGAGTCTGCACTATGAAGGGCTTGCCGTGGATATAGACTTAACGAAAGACGGTGTTTACTTAACGAATACGGACGACCATAAACAGTTTGGGGAATATTGGGAAAGCCTTGACCCCCTCTGTGCTTGGGGCGGTAGGTTTAAGGACGGAAATCATTACAGCGTAACCTACATGGGGAAAAAGTAGATCGGTTTGCCGACGCCGGCAAAGTGATGAGGTTGCGTATCACGCATTAACCACAAAACGGTTAGCGTATAATATAAAGGGAAATATTAGAAACAAGGAGGCGATATGAGTAAATTCTTGGCGGTAATATCAATGGTCTTTTTTCTGTCATCGTTTTGTTTCGCCGGAGATGAATTTGACCAGAAACTATTTGAGCAATCTATGCGGAAAATATCCAAAGAGGCAGCGCGTAAAGCCGACATCGCCACCAAAGATGAATGGGATAAAATTCAGAAACAGCAGCAAAAAGATATAGACGCGATTTGGGAAAGTCTAAGACCGCTGAAGGATAATAGGTGGGTGATAAAATGAAGGGCGACAAAATCACATACACAAGCGGTTACAAATACCAACTCTATCATAATTACTCTCTGCAAACTCAAATCGCAGGGTATGATGTTGACACTGAATATATTAAACTGACACCGGAAGGAATGTTGACTGTAAAGCGCGGCTATGCTTGGGACGGAGCGTCCGGCCCTACCATAGACACAAAATCATCAATGCGCGGCGCTTTAGTCCACGATGCACTATATCAGTTGCTTCGGGAAGAAAAGATAAGCCAGCATGAACGGCTGACCGCAGACGCTATGCTCAGGGATATTTGCATCGAAGACGGTATGTTTCGGATAAGGGCTTACATTTGGTATATCGGAGTCCGTAAGTTCGCTCTTGCCGCCGCTAACGCAGAGAATGAAAAGAAAATATTGGAGGCGCCATGAACCCTGAAAACGTATTGACCGTAAAGAAGTGGATATTAGGAATCTTACAGACTGCTATCTCGGCGGCGGCAAATACCGTTGTGGTAATGATTGTCGCCCCCGAAACTTTTAACATTCAAGAAGGGCTTAGCAAGGTAGGTGCCGTGGCGGGAGTATCTGAGGCAGTCACCACTGCCGAGATGCTAATGATTAGCGATGGTTGAAATGGCTTGATAATTTTAGCTTGTTTTTTCTTGTTGTCGCTTTTCCAAAGTGGTTGAAGATTTTTCAGCGACCAGCATCTTCCGAAATCTATATCCGTTGTATTTTCATAATTAAAAACTTTAACCGGTATCTTGTGGTCAATTTCCCATACTTTGCCGTAATTCTCCCATGTCATTCCTTCTTTGAACTGCCTTTCAAGATGCTTCTTTAAATCTTCGCTATTATAATCAACTAAACCTTCCCAGTGTTGCCCACCTTTGGTTTTTCTTTTTAAGGACTTGTTCATTCCGTTTGATATAGCTCTGGCAACCCTTACCTTTGCTGTGCTTCTTTGTTTAATGTTTGCGCGTAGTTGTTGTGCGTGAACTTTATCAGGATTAGATAATCTCCATAATCTGTTCATTTCTTTTCGTCTTTCTTTTTCTTCCGCAGGTAACGACTGCCTTTTGGTCTTTAACTTTTCAGCATTTTTTATAGCATACTCCTTAGCGTGTTTCTTTATCCTATCAGCATTTTTTTCGTAATAATTTTTGTGATATTCTAACTCTCTACTTTTGTTTTTTTGATGCCATAACGAGCTAGCGGCCCTCATACACTCTTTGCATTGCACACATAAACCATCTTCCCGTTTGCTATTACGGAAAAACATTTCTTCTGGTTTTACTTGTTCACATTTCTTACATTTTCGCATAGTTATATAATAATCACATAATATGTTTTGTCAATGGTTTATATCTGAATACTCCTACACAATAGCCCTATTTTGGGCGATACTCAAAGGGATAGCCGTATTAAGCCCGAACACGCCGACCAACAAGATAATTGACCTGCTGCAAGCTAAGAGGTGGCTAATCCGTATTTCTTTTTAAGTTCCCCTATCTGCATACGGTATTCTGCCCCTTTATTCAAATCCTCTTGGGGACAACGCCAGTCATGCGCATAGGCTAAGTATATTGGCGATTCATTTGCTTCATTTAAAAACTTCAAATAATTATCATACACCGCAATTAAATCGTTCATCTCCCCTCCTTCAATCCGCAATCGCCGCCGCATACCTCTTGCGTTTCGGGATCGACGTACGGACATAATTTCGTCCTCGCAGTCTGTTCGTCCATGTTATGCTCCTTTCATGTTATTTCTCCCGTATGTACTTCACAACCTTGCAGGGCTTGTTGTCATTTTTGCAGATACCTTCTTTATATGAATAGCAATTTTCTTTAGGAAAATGTAACATTGCTACCCTAACCGGAAGATCATCATCCCACCTACACGCAGTAAACTCTTTCTTGAATTTCATTTCCCCTCCGCAAACTGTTTGATGGCTTGCCTTACCTTCTCTCCAATTTCATCATGAGTAAACCAACGTATTTTTTTATTGCGGTCTATGGCATATCGTACTTCGCGTGTAGTGCTTTCTCCGATATAGTCGTTACAATTAACAACAAAAACCTCATCTGCAATGTCTATCTTTCTTAGATGAAGCTCGTCCATTTCAGCCGCGCAATTTTCGTGTTCTGCAAGGTGATCTGGAATGTTGCCCTTGCAATACCATTCTGGAAGTAAGTGCAGTCCCATTGTGTTTTTCTTTTCATCGCGTTCAATATACCAAGCACACACCGCCATAATATCAACGTACCGAGAAGAACCGCACATAACAACTATTGGAATTATCCCCTTGCCCTTCTCCTTCATGCCGACAAGCTGTTTCTCATAGACAGCTAACTTATTTAAAGCATTTTCATGACGAGCATTAGCTTCGGCAAGCTCGGCTTCAAGGGATTTTATTCTTGACCTTCTGTATATACAATGTGCGGGATATAAAGGGCTTGGGGCTGGTCTAAAGCAGTCGCCAACATCTTCCCATTCCGCATCTTCATCTGGCAGCAATACTTGATCGCCTTTTTGTGTCATTTCTCCTTCTTCCAACCGCCTATATATTATCCATTCAGTATCTCTAATTTTCTGCCGGGCTTCGGCAAGCTCGGCTTGCAACTTTAAAACAACATTGTTAGTCATATCCATTTCTGCCTGACCGTCAAGAGCATCGGTCTGTCGCTGTTTTTTCAGTTCTGCAATATCTTTTTGCAAATTAGATATGCGCTCTAAAGCATATTTAAGGTCGTCCTCGGCTTGCTCGGCACGTTGCTTATACGCCATTACTGAATTATTAATTGGATCCAGTGTGGTAATTGCGTATGCCTGTGCTTCCTCCAACTGCTGCCGGAGGGTGTATAGGCGGGAAAGAAGCTCTTTCTCATGAACATCATAGAATGGTTCCTCACCATCATCGTATTCATACCGAGCAACATCAATCGCATATTCCTTTACCAATTCTTCGTCCGTCATGTCGTTCATTTCTTCACCTTTCTGCACTTGTGTTTTTTAAATTCCTTTTCTGCCTTTTTGATAATCTTCGGGCAGTCTGTTTCAACATGGATTGACTTGCCGCACTTGTCGCATTTAAGGTCGAGCGTCATGCCGCTATATCCTTCATCATAATGTCAAACTTTGCCTTGTCTGAAACAATGGTAATTATTTCTTCGTACTTATCCGAGGTTATATCCTTGCTCGATTCAAACGAGTAATAGTGCATCAGGAACAGTTTAACCGACTCTTTGGGAATATCTTTATGAACCATAGCGAATAACCGTGTAAGCTGTTTCTGATTAACCTTTTCTTTTGCCTTCTCGCTTGCGACGTTGCCCTGTGGCAAGACTTCTGGAGCGGGTGCGGTAGTTGGCAGGGGCTTAGTTATTCCCTTCGCCCATTCAGCAAGTTTTTGTCCGGTTTCTACCGTAATCATTTTGCCATCAAGAAAAATGCTCTTGAGTTCGTCTTTTGTGTATTTTGTCGGGTGCAATAAATGCTGTTTGTCAATCCATGCGTGAACCATCATTTCAAAAAGTATGTCCTCGCTTTGCTTCGGGTCAAGTTCCGTTGATCGCGTCCATTCCTTCTTTCCATTACTGACGGTTTCTTTCATCGGATATTTTGCCCTCATGCAAACAATGACAAGGGGTATCGGTGTTTGCATAAGCCGAAGCATAAACTCTCTTTGGTGATCCATTTTCGGTTGCTGCCACACAAGCGGCCCCTTCTTGCCACCCGCTTGGTTAGCCGCTGCCATACCCAACACGCCGCCAGCACCCTCCCATTCGTGGCTTGCCGAATCAATAATCAGTGCTTTCAGGTTTGAATGATTCGCTAAGTCAATCGCCTGTCCGTAATTCTTTGGCGAAAAATCGTCGCGCATTGAAATAACCTGATACCCGCCAATGATAGGGTCGTCTGCAAAAACTTCTCCGCGTCCTGATTCTGTTTCAATCATTCCCACGGTTGACATATCTCCGGTAAATCCCTTTGCCAGCAACAACGCTCCGTAAGTTTTCCCGCACCCCGACTCTGAATATAAACCGATTAACGGTTTTGCTTCCGACCTTCTTGCTGGTCTAATTTGATACGGCATAATCCCCTCCCGATAAAATCATTGACTTCTTGAGTTCCCACGATGCGAGTGACCACGGTTTCGGCTCTACCGTGCATAACTGCGTTGGATAAGCTGACCACACGCCGGACTTCATACATTGCCGCCAGAGTTTAATTCCAAGATTAACTTTGCTTTCGCCCATGTCCTTAAACATCATATCCAGTTCGATAAATGAACAAAGGTAAGGCGCATCGACTTCTTGAACAAGAAAATAAAAGTCCGGCTCCGTTCCCTCAATGGCTTTCACACCACGGCGGTAAAGAGCGTCCTGAATGTCAAGGCCGGTGTTTGAGATAATTCCGGTGTAATCTTCGGGGTCGGCTGACTGTCCGGTTGTTTTATAATCCAAGATAATAGTGCGCTCTTTGTTAATCCAGTCCGGTCTTATCCTGAACCACGTTTCTTTTTCCTGCCATAGATAGGTTAATTCCGATTCACCGTCGGCAATTTGCAAATTGAGCTTTTCTCCGCGAGCTTCAAATGTTAGAAGGCTTGCATGGGCAACTTCGACCATTGAGTTAATTTCCTCAAATTGGTGAGTTAATAACGGTGTCTTACCCTGCGCCCTTGCTTCTGCCTTTGCTTCTTGCGCTTCTTTCTTGCGCCAATCAGGATAATCGAAAACAATTACAGCATCTTCCCCGCCAAGAAAAAAATCGTGCGCCGCCGAACCAATGTCAAACTGAGTCTTTTCTTCCTTCTCGTAATCAGGATTCAAGCGCGGGTGCCCGTGAAACGCTTTCCGTGGACATTCATTGACTAGCGACTTAATCGTTGACCGGCTCAGCGAGGGTTTGTCACATGGGTCGGTAAGATAATCGGCAAAACTAATTTTGTGTTTTCCTGCTTCCATCTGTCTTCCTTTCCTTAAAATAAATTTCCTCTGTTTGACCCTCTGGACATGACAAAACTTTAAGCAACAAGATAATGTCGTCATCGTTTAACTGGCTGACTGTTTCAGTTATGTCCATCAAGCGGCCTCGTTACTCATGTTCTTGAAAAAGGTTAATTCCACTTCGCCGATTTGAAGGCAGAACCATTCCGTTTTGCTATTCTCTTTACATTCGGCGTTAAGGGATTGCCGCAATGATTCCCACTCTGCCGGTGGAATCCAATGTATGCCTATCTGATCTCTCGTCTGATAATCTCCGCTAAAACTTGACATACAACCCCCTATCCGTTCGCAATAACTAATATCGTTACAAAATAGACCACCGACAATATTATGATTATCCAGCACAGTGGCTTCAATCCCTCGTCCAAAAATTCAATCAACTTTTCCATGTTCCCTCCTGGTGAGTGCGGCAACAGAGCCGAAACCGCACCCACCTTAAAATAAGATTAATTACGCTTACTGCTATTATGCCGGTAACCATCCCCTTTCCTGTAAGTTCACCCTCTCTTTTCCCATGACCTATGATTACAAGTAATCTGGTGATGGCAATTAAAGGGCGTTGTTACTTGATGGCATTTCACCACCGTTTGATGGACTTCCACCATCATTCCCCAATACGGTTCTGCGATCATCACCTATGCACGGCATAGACTCCTGCCAACTGGACAAAGGGGTTGGTAAAGAAACTGCTTTTTTGCCACGAACTTTGCCCGAAGGTTGGTCGGCGGCAAATATATCACCATTAAGGGAATCTTCCCTAAGTGAACTGTATTCAACATCTACCCCAAACATTATCTCCGCATCTTCCGCGTCTAGGGCTTGGAACAATGCTGTCATGTCCTGGTAGTTTTCCGTCATATTATCCAGCTTCCGATTGAGTTTTAAAAATCTATCAACTGCCAGCATGAGAAATCCTTTTCTTGTTTCGTTGTGCTTACACTAGACCAACTAATTTTAAATTGCAAGAACTATTTTCATTTATTTTTAAAATAATCCTTGCTTTTAAAAATTACCTGATATATCGTAAGCACAACTTTCAAGGAGGCTTTATGAACGCTATAATATATGACATTGTTGCCTGCCCCGTCTGTAATGGTAAAAAACAGATTCAAGATGGTCAGGTAATGAAGGATAATAGAGTGTATCAGATAGTCAAGCCCTGCCCAAAATGTAAGGGTAAGGGTAAAATAGGGCAAGAAAGAAAAGGAGGCTTTATGAACGCAAAATTCATCGGCACATTGAAAAGCGGGGAAAAGGTTTTTCAGCATACCGAATCCGAATTGTCACCCTACGCAGTTGAGTATGTCGAAAAGGATTATACATACCTGGTGCTTCCGAGCGAGGCTGAATACGAGGAGATTAAAGAGATGGTGAAGAAATGAAGCCTTATTACCAAGACGACCAATACGGAATCACGATTTATCACGGCGATTGTCGGGAAATACTGCCGGAATTAGAGCCGGTTGATTTAGTGCTGACTTCGCCGCCGTATGATGATTTGCGGGAATATGGCGGACATAAATTTGATTATGTTTCGTCTATTAATGCAATTTATCCGGTGGTTAAATCGGGTGGTGTTTGTGTTTGGATTGTTAATGATTCTACTGTTAATGGTTCGGAAACGGGTAACTCATTTCGACACGCACTTTTGTTTCTTGAAAAAGGTTTATCACTTCACGACACGATGATTTATTGGAAAAATAATTTTTCGTTTCCAGAACAAAACAGATACGCACCAGTTTTTGAATATATGTTTATCTTTTCAAACGGCAAACCAAAAACAACAAATATCTTCCGTGTCCCAACATACAAAGAGTATCGCATTAAAGGTAAAACATCAACAACGCGCCGCAATAAAGACGGCAGCACTTCTAATATTAAATACGAAACAGGGAAAGAAGAAAGAAACAGGGAAAACGTATGGATTTACGATGTTGGTTATATGAAGTCGGCAAAAGATATTGTCGCTTATGACCATCCTGCAATCTTCCCTGATAATTTAGCCTATGACCATATTAATTCATGGTCAAATCAAAATGATTTAATTCTGGACCCATTCTCTGGAAGTGGAACAACACTAAAAATAGCCAAGCAATTAAACCGTAAAGCAATCGGGATTGAGATTGAAGAAAAGTATTGTGAAATAGCAGTCAAGAGATTGCAACAGTCAGTTTTACAGTTTGCGGAGGCCGAATGAAGATCATCTTGCCCTTATCAGTAACCATACCAAGAAAAACGAAAGAAGATCGCATCTGGATTCTTAATCTTAATAACTATCGGAATACTCATCATATGACATTAAATCAAAGTAAGGTTTTATGGAAAGAAATAGTCAATCAGGCAATACCGAGTATTCCTATTATAGAACGCCCTGAAGCCCCGTTTCTTTTCACCTACACCATCTATGCATCAAGCAACCGAAAGTTCGACCTAGCTAATGTATGCTCGATAATCCAGAAGTTCACAGACGATGCACTGATAGACTTTGGCGTTATCTCCGATGATTCCTACAAAGTGATTCCGGCAATAGATTACCGTTTCGGCGGCGTGGATAAAGACAACCCGCGCTGTGAATTAACAATAAGAGATTTGGGCGACAACCTGCCGTTTTGAGGGAAATGTAAATGAATGGCGAACATCTTTATTTAATTAAATTAGAAAACAGCGATGAATCTTTTTATAAAATTGGAACATCTGTTCACAGATATTCACGCTTTTATCAAATCACGTACTGGATAGTCGCATTGCCGGACACGGACTGGATAGTCGCATTGCCGGACACGTACTGGATAGTCGCATTGCCGTAAATGAAGCATGGTTATAAAGTAACTATCGTATATATGCTTATGGGTCTCGATTTTTACGATGCTGTAAATAATGAGTCAACCCTACAAGGATTATTTAATCCGTACAACCCCAAAATTAAATTTGGCGGATACAGAGAGTGCTTCAAGGATATTAACCTTACTGATTATAAATCAAAAGTTAATCACTTAATTCCTCAAGCAAAAGAAATAGTCGAAAATTTGGAGATAACATGGCGTTAAGGAATCAACCATATATACCACTTTATGTTCAAGACTTTCTTACTGATGAAAAACTAATCGAGTGCAGTGCTGAATCAACCGGAGTTTATATTAGATTGATTTGCATACTACACAAATCTGAAGAATACGGAAAACTTTTGCTTAAGCAAAAAGACAAGCAAACCACCAAGCACCTGAAAAATTTTGCTTTAAAATTATTAAAGCAGATGCCCTACACCATCGAAGTAATAGAAAAGTCATTGCAAGAGCTTCTGATTGAGGGAGTTATCACCATTGAAGATGATTATCTTTATCAAAAACGCATGGTTAGAGATAATGAGGTTTCTATTAAGAGGTCTGAATCTGGTCAAAAAGGCGGTAAAAAAACTCAATTTGCTTCAAAGTTTGCTAAAGCAAAAGTTAAAGCAAACACTGAAAATGAAAATGAAGATGAAAATGAAGATAGTAAAAAGAAGATTGATGCAGCTTTTGTCGCATTTTGGAACGCATACCCGAATAAGAAGGAAAAACAGGAAACATTAAAACGCTGGCAGAAATTAAAACATACCTTACCGACCATTGAAACAATCTTAGAAGCAATCAAAAAACAAATAGCATGGAGAAATAACGCCAACGGAGAATTTAGGCCGGAGTGGAAGAACCCGGCAACGTGGTTAAACCGTGGTTGTTGGGATGATGAATTAAAATCAATAGGGGGGACTTATGGAAATCGACAGACCGCCGGAAGCAGTAGGGGAAATTATGGAAGAGATCGGGTACTCGACCCGAAAGCAGAGGACTATTTTGACGCAGTCACCAGAGAACTTGAAGCCAACAAAGCTGCCGAGGCTCGTGCTGGAAAATTGCCCACCTGAAGTAATTGTGAACGGATTGCTCACACAAAGCGAAAAGGACTCAATGATTAAGTATTTAATCGGCTACCAAAAAACAGGCATGGATTGGGAAATATGCCGGAAGAAAATACCTACTGACCTACTAGAAAAATGGGCGAATGTTTTGCGAGAGTGCCGCCTTAATGGGTTTATGGCTCCCAAAGTGCAGAGCGAAAAACTTATCTGGAAGCAAATCTTTGGCTTTAAGCGGAATTACAAGAACGCCGATAAATGCACCTTATGTCCGAGGAATTTCATTGCCGGGGATTGCAAGGGTGGCTCAAAGCATAAATTTGGCACGATACTGTTTAGACCTTGTTGGGAGTGAGCAATGGAATATCTAACCTGCGCCCTTGAGGGCTGCAATGTTAAGTTTATCAAAAAGCACAAGCAAAAGTATTGTTGTGTTGAACACGCTAAACTAGCCAACAGGCGGCAAGTCAGGAGAATAAGACATAAAAACAATCCTGAAAAAAAGCGCCTTGAGAACATGCCTTCTTTCCGATTGGCGGGAAAATTGATTGATTGCGAATGTCCGATATGTGGCGAAAAGCATCAAGCGAGAAATATTTATCGGGCGAAGTATGGCAAGACTTATCATTTTTGTGATGAGTGCAGACAGATAGTAAACGCGGATTATAGCGAGGGAATGGGTATTAAATACGATCCGCGAACTGATAAAATAACAGATTTTTTATAGGAGGGAGTATGGATAAGAAACAACTTAAAAATCTAGTTAAGCAAATAGAGAAGCACAAAAACAATATTGCAAAAGAACGCGATGCCTTGAACGATTTAATCTCTGAATTTGAGGACATTGCATATAATTGTGACTCAGCAGGTCATAGTTTGCAGGAAGCAATAGATGAATTATCACAATATTTATAGTGGACGGACAAAATAGAAAACTTTTTATAGGAGGGGGTATGGTTGGAGCGAGAGAATATGCTGATTTGTTGGGAAGTGGGGTTTTTGAAAAATTATCTTATGAAAGCGGAATCCATGCGAGAGGAAAAACATTTCATATCTGGATTTTAAATAGTGAAGGAAAAAGAACAGTTGAAGTTTATGGAATTATTGGTGGTCAGCCTGGGTGGACAGAATCTTATGGCTGGCTTCATTCTGGTCAATGGATAGATGATTTTGAAAAATTTGTAATGTCAAAAAAAATGGAAAGAGCCGAAATTTTACGAATGGCAGAAGCTAAGTCACAAGAAGCAGCGCAAGCTGAAACACTAAGAATACAAACCTTATTAAAAGAATATTAGGAGGTCACATGCTTATCAGGGTAGATCAATACACAGTAGTCCAGATGGAAAGCTACAAAGGCATTTATTCGCTCGTTGAGGGGTGGGAAGGGCGCGAGGGGGATTTTAAGGCCAACTGGATTAAACAGCCATTTGGCAAGGAAAAAATCGAAAAGGAATTGCCGAAGAAAATCAAGTTGGGCGACAAGGAAACGGCAATTAATGTGCTGAAAACATTATTGGCCGAATTGGAAGAAACAACGCAACAACCGGCAGACGATGTGCCATTTTAAGAGGTAAAGCAATGACTTACCTAATCTTAATCGTAATAGGATCGGCAATAATAGCGGCAATAGGGCTACTGGTGAACAGAGCGATTAAACGCATTTTTGATGAGGATTAATGAGCAGAAGCGAAATTAATAAACGATACAGGGATTCCCACTTAGAATTTTGCAAGGAATCAGTCAGGAAGGCAAAGGAAAGATACGTTAAAGAAAGGCGGTGTGTGGGTTGTGCAACGCCGCTAATTGCAGGGGAAATTAAAACCTGCGTGAATTGTGGTCATACAATTAGGGGGGAGATGAAATATGCAAAGGATAGTGTCAGACTTACCGAAATCTTTTGAACTAATCGCGGGAAGTTGCACACATATTGGCTCTATTATGTGCCACTATGACGGGATTAAAAAGACGGTAGATTATATCGCTTCTGCGCCACGAAGATATTTTCTGCATCTTGGGGACTGGATAGAAGCAATTATGACCGATGATAAACGCTACAATGCCCCGCCAGAGGGTCAAAAAGAAAAAGAACAGGCAATACCCATTAAACAGGCAAAAGACGCTGTGGGGCTTTTTAAGCCAATCAAAAAGAAAATTATTGTTGGCCTAAAAGGAAACCATGAGCGATTTTTGTCTAAGTTTGGCGATCTGGTCGGCAGCATTATTTGCGAAGATTTGGAAATACCGTACGGTACAGAATCATGCCGATTAATTGTCGAGAATAAAGGCAAACCACTTTTCAACATCTTTGCTATGCATGGAAACCGTATTTTTTCTTCTCACGCTAAAGATTATGAACAACGCGAAGCAAACAAGAAGGCCGCTTTAAAACTGTATCTTCAAGAGCAAATGGGCGATTGCTCAATTATGCTTTGTGGTCACGCTCATTGGATTGGAATTGTGCCACCGGCAAAGCGGCTATATTTTGTTGATTCTCCGGTAGGTGTAAGCCAGCAGTATTTAAAAGGCTCAACATCTATCGGATATATTCAACCGGATCAACGCTGGTATGCGTGTTGTGGGTCTGCCCGAAAATCACGGTTAGACGGTTATGATGATTACGCGCAAAACTACCCGCCGGTAGAATTAGGATTTGTTAAAATTACCGTTGATTGCGGCGAAATCGTGAACTGTGAACCGTTTTTAATTTAATACAACTTTGTATTGTTGGAGATTTTGAAGCTGTAAACAAGTTGTAGGCTAAAGGATTTAATTTTTATAATCTTAATTGCGGAAAGTGCCACTTTTCGGCGCTATTTGAAAGTAAAGCATACAAAGTTAACAAGATTGATAACAAAAGGTGCTTAGAAGATGGATAGATACACATTGTATATCGAGATATACGCAAAAAAAATGCGTGTTTCGCTCGAAGCTGACAGCGCGAAGGAAGCAAGGGAAAAGGTCAGGCAAGCGATTATCTTTCATAAGATTGAACGGAAGCCGGAAATGCCGGACATTTTAAAGGACATTTTCGCGGCGTTTGGCGGGAAGATATGACACAAAAACAAACACATAATTATGACAAAACATCGGACAAATAAACGGCAAGGAGGGGAAATGTTTAAGACATGGGAAGA